TCTTCCGATCTAATGGAGAACTACACTGTGCTAGAAGAAGATGATGACGAGTTCTTTCCCGATGATGAGGTAGAGGACGAAGAGCTTCCGCCTGAAGACGAGGAACTTGAGCTCGATGAGCTCTCTAAAGAATTTGTTAAAAAACTTATAGATAGATGTATTGAGTTTATGAACGCCCTAGTTGGGCATGAGTTACACCCTTATCAGATGCCGCTTGCCCGCCGCATTATTGAATCTGTAATTATCAACGACGGTGAAGAAGTAACTGCGCTAGCGGCACGTCAGTCAGGTAAGTCAGAGACTATTGCTAACACAGTAGCTACGCTTATGGTTCTTCTCCCACGCTTAGCAAAGATGTACCCAGACTTACTTGGCCAGTTTAAAGACGGCATCTGGATTGGTATGTTTGCTCCAGTTGAAGGTCAGGTAGAAACCCTCTTTGGTCGTACCGTTAATAGGCTTACTAGCGAACGAGCTCAAGAAATTATGGGTGACCCTGAGATTGACGATAGCCTGGGTAAAGTCCCTGGAGTTACTAGACAGATTAAATTAAAGAACTCTGGCAGTAGCCTTATGATGATGACCGCTAACCCACGTGCAAAGATTGAGTCTAAGTCTTTCCACCTTATTGTTATTGACGAGTGTCAAGAAGCAGATGACTTCGTAGTGTCCAAGTCAATTTCCCCTATGCTTGCGTACTACTCAGGAACCATGGTTAAGACAGGTACTCCTACTACACATAAAAATAACTTTTATCGCTCGATACAATTAAATAAACGTCGTCAGACTGGAAGGTCCAGCCGACAAAACCATTTTGAGTGGGATTACCGTGATGTCTCCAAATGCAACGCTAACTACGCAAAGTTCATCAAGAAAGAGATGCTCCGTATTGGTGAAGACTCTGATGAGTTCCAAATGTCATACAACTGCAAGTGGTTGTTGGAGAGAGGAATGTTCGTTACATCCTCAGTCATGGACGAACTCGGAGACACTTCCCAAGAACTTGTCCGTGCTTGGCATCGTTCGCCAGTTGTGGTCGGCATCGACCCCGCTCGCAAGATGGACTCGACGGTCGTCACGGTAGTTTGGGTAGACTGGGATAGACCAGATGAGTTTGGATATTTTGACCATAGAATTTTAAACTGGATGGAGCTTCAAGGCGATGACTGGGAAGACCAATATTTTCAAATCGTTAACTTCTTGGGGAGTTATGACGTACTTGCTGTTGGGGTTGACGCTAACGGCGTGGGTGATGCGGTTGCACAAAGACTCAAGCTCCTCCTACCCAGAGCAGAAGTACATGCCATAGGAAGTAGCCAACCAGAACAATCTAAACGTTGGAAACATTTAAAAGCTCTAATTGACCGCCGTATGGTTGGCTGGCCTGCACACGCAAAGACACGACGCCTACGTACTTGGAAACGCTTCTACCAACAGATGACCGACCTAGAGACAAAGTTCACTGGCCCTAACTTTCTTGCCCATGCCCCAGATGAAGCCCATGCCCACGATGACTATGCCGACAGCCTAGCAATTGCCGTATCCTTAACTATGGACTTAACAATGCCATCCGTAGAGGTATCAAGTTCGCCATTCTTCTCAAGGTAATTACCACTTTAGCCTGACTTTACGCCCAATACGTAGGACACTTTTATACGAGGTCCTCACCCTTTAATAAGGAGTTATAACTATGACAATCGCACCAGCACCAAAGATGCCTGAGCGTCCAGGAAACACTTACGACCGTAAGAACGCTTCTGCAACACCAGGCCAACGTGGTCCACTACGTTTTGAAGAAGGTCTTGCAACAGACACTGATATCCCAACGCAGTTTACAACAGGCGCTATGCAGGGATACGAACCTGCAGCAGGCCGCCCAAATCGCAATAAGCCTGTTCACACAAAGACTGCAGAAGAAACAATGCGTGAACGCGCACATGTTGGTTCCGCAGCATGGGTAGAAGCACCAGCAAGTCTCTCTGACTTTTCAACTGGCGCATTTGCTGACCATGGTGACAACCGTTTTGAGGAAGTTTTCCGCAACGGCGCTAACCAAAAAGCAACAAACCCAGCAGTAGTACAAGACTAATTAGGTTTACTACCCCCGTATTCAGTCTACAAAGCTGGCGGGGGTAGTTTTCCCATTTCAGAGGAACAGCAATGGCATTTATTAGAGGTAAAGAAGTAAAAGAAACGGCAAAGCAAGAGCCTGCCAACCCTAAGCTTTGGAACACTATTACTGCTCAAGCTGGAGCAAAATTCTCTAAAAACTCACCTGCTCGCGGACACTGGATTCACGCTAAGTACAATCAAATGGGTGGTCAATACGTTAAATCTAAAAAAGAGGTTGACCCACGTTTTCGAGACTATGCACAAGAAGAAGCAGATAAAAAAGACGAGCAGAAAAAAAAGAAGGTCACTAAGCCAGTCAATAAAAAAGTTATTAAACGCGGCCAAAGTTTCCGCTAATACAATTAGCGTGGTATTCTTCTCCCAGCATAGAAAAACAAAGGTGGATAGTTGAGCATTGATTTCTCGCCACCGTCCTATAGGGCGGCGTCTAGCGACCTAACTATTTCCATCTCGCCATTAGGATTGGTTGAGTTAGCCGATGAAGAATTTGAAGTTCATGGCCCGCGTCTTAATCGTTATTCTCTTAACTGGGCTATGTATCTTGGCCACCATTACTCCTATCGCCGTCAAATAGGCGACGCACAGATAGTACTTAATTACTACCGTGCTTTTACAGATTTTATTATTAACTTTACTTTTGGTAAAGGAGTTAACTTCCGCTCTCCAAAAGAAACAGAAGCTATTGTTCCAGATATCTTGGAACGTGTTTGGGAAGTAGATAACAATAAAGCAACAGTACTGTGGGAAATGGGACAACAAGGTTCCGTATCTGGAGACTGCTTTATTAAAGTTGCGTACGAAGAAGCGTGGACTGATACTTCTGGTCTACAGCATCCTGGTCGTGTTCGTATCCTTCCTCTTAACGCTGCTTTTTGTTTTCCAGAATTCCACCCACATGACCGTGAACGTCTTATCCGTTTTAAATTAAAGTACCGTTTCTGGGGTACATCACTAGAAGGTACACGTCAGGTATTTACTTACACTGAAATTCTTACAGATGACATGATTGAGGAGTACATCAATGATGAGCTCATTGACTCTCGCCCTAACCCGCTTGGTACTGTTCCCATTGTTCATATTCCAAATGTTCGTATTAGTGGTAGCCCTTGGGGTCTTAGCGACGGTCACGATATTATTAATATTAACCGTACTTATAACGAGACTGCTACTGACATCGCTGACATCGTTAATTATCATGCTGCTCCCGTCACAGTCATCATTGGTGCCAAAGCTTCACAATTGGAAAAAGGCGCTAACAAAGTCTGGGGCGGTCTACCAAAAGACGCAAAGGTAGAAAACCTAGAAGGCGGTGCACAGGGTCTTAAAGGCGCTATGGAGTTCTTGTCTATGCTCAAGAAGTCTATGCACGAAATGATTGGTGTTCCTGAAACCGCACTTGGCCAGGCACAGCCTATTTCTAACACCTCTGGTGTTGCGCTATCTATCCAGTTCCAACCTTTGATGAACCGCTACCACCAAAAGATTATTCAGTACGCACATGGACTAGAGCGTGTTAACGAGCTCATCCTTCGTAGCATTGCTATCAAAGAGCCTGAAGTATTTATATGGGACCCAACAAGAAACGTTAAGCTTAAGAAGGGCCAGGTTGACCGCCTAGACCCTAACGACCCTATTACGTATCAAACTTACGTATTCTTCCCACAGCCTCTTCCACTAGACAAGTTGATTGCGCTTAATGAAGTCCAGTCGATGCTATCCCTAGGCCTTGAGTCTAAGGAAGGTGCTTTGCGTACTTTGGGTGAAGAGTTCCCAACTGAGAAGCTTAATGAGATTCGTCAAGAACTTCTTGATGACGCTACAGCCGATGGCGCACTTAAGTTGCTGCAGACCCAGATTGAACAAGAGATTGCTGAACTTACAGGCACTATGCCTAACCCTGAAACTGGAGGCGCTCCTGGTGCCCCTGGCGCAACTGGTGCTCCTGGAGCCCCAGCAGTACTACCACCAACAATGGACGAAGCTCTTTCCGCCGCAGATATGGGCGAAGCAGACCTACGTAACAAGTTGGTAACTGAAGCTTATGGCACTGTCCTCCCACAGAGGCGAGTACCAGAAGAGTACGAAAAATAAAGGTTTAGCCTGACATTTTTTGTATTTAGAAAGACAATAGAATCAACGTTTGGTCATATGTGCTCTCACTTCGGAAAACGACCCCTAGAATGTAAAGGATAACTATGGAAACAGCAGAAGTATCTAACGCTGATGCCTTCGCGGCAGAAGCAGGGACAGTTCCAGTCGTAGCCCAGTCGTCAGACAACGCAGTTGTCGTTGACGCACCTACTACTAAGGCAACTTCCAAGTTTTATACGGAAGATGACTTGGCAAAAGTAAGAAGCCAAGAAAAAGAAAAGCTCTACCCTCAGATTGATAAGTTGAAGGAAGAACTCGACGCCATTAAAAGAGAACGTGAAGCAGAACTTGCTGCACGTGCTGCAGATGCAGAAGCGAAAGCTAAAGCTGAGCAGGAAGCTCTTGAAAGTGACATGGATGTTCGTACTTTGCTTAAGACAAAGGAACAAGAGTGGCAGGAGCAGTTGGAGCGTGAGCGTCAAGAGCGTGAACGTGCCTTTGCTCTTCTGGAACGCGAAAAGTCTTTTGCTGACCTACAGACCTACCGCTCACAGCGTGTAGAAACAGAACGTGAAGCTATTATTCCTGAACTGCTAGACCTTATTAGCGGAAATACGCCTGATGAAGTTGACGCAAGTATTGCAGGATTAAAAGAACGTTCAGCAAGAATTCTTGAATCTGCGCAGTCAGCTATGCAGAACGCAAGGAAAGAAATGACGGGGACAAGGGTAACCACGCCCCCGCTCGGACAAATGGACACTAATATGGAGCAACGTAACTTTACGGCCGAGGATATCTCGTCCATGTCGATGAACGATTACGCAAAGTACAGAGAACGTATCATGAGCGACACTGCTCGTGGTAAATCTCGCGGCCTGTTCGGGTAAACCCAACAATCCCAAATTCCAACAAATAAGGAGTCACAAGTAAATGGCATCTGGTATCACGGGTACAGGCAATTTAGCCGCAGCCCCAACAGCATACTCAGGCACTAACACCCAGCTGACTCAAGCGATTCAGACAATCTGGTCAAAGGAAATCCTTTTCCAGGCTATGCCTATCCTTCGCTTTGAGCAGTTCGCAGTCAAGAAGACTGAACTTGGTGTTGCACCTGGTCTACAAATCAACTTCATGCGTTACAACAACCTAGGCTTCGCAAGCGGCCTTGTTGAAGGTGTACGTATGCAGACAAACGCGTTGACTGCACAGCAGTTCTCAATCACAGTATCAGAGCATGGATATGCTCTTGCTGTATCAGAACTTCTTCTTAACGCATCATTCGATGACGTAATGGCTTCAGCCTCACGTCTTCTTGGTCGTAACATGGCTATCTACCTAGACCAGCTATCACGCGACACACTATATGCAGCGACTTCAACAATCTATGGTGAAGACCGCTCAGCACTTACAGCAGTTAACAACTGGTACGCAGATGGTACAACCGCTGCTAACCGCGCTGCTATGACAGGCACCTACTACATGACACCTCACACAGTGAAGGATGCAGTAGAGACCCTATCAACCAAGAACATCCCACGCCTCGGCGAAACATACGTTGCGTTTGTTCACCCACACCAGAGCCGTAAGCTCCGTGACAATCCAGAATTTATTGAAGTCACTAAGTACGCTGCTCCAGGTAACTTTATGCTCGGTGAAATTGGTCGTCTATACGACTGCGTATTCATCGAAACCACACAGGTTCTTAAGGTTGCTGGCGGTGCTGGTACTTCTTACACAACTGACACAACTGTTGCTAACCCAGTCGTAACAGCTGGTGGTGGATACATCACTCCTGCTACAAAGACAGGTAACGGTGGTTCAGACCGCTACGCAGCTATCTTCATTGGAGATAACGCATTCGGTCACGCAATCTCTCTTCCAGTCGAACTCCGCGATGGCGGTATTCTTGACTTCGGTCGTGAGCATGCTCTTGCTTGGTACTCAATCTTCGGTCTTGGTCTAATCACTGACCAGTATTTAATAATTGCATAAACCAAATAATTAGCTTTACCTAGGGGGCCTGGGCAACCAGGCCCCCACTTTAACAGTTACTAAATCGGAGGATATAAATGGCAAGTAAAGTAAAACCGACGGATGTTACTGGTCGCGTACGTGAAGCGGCTCTAGAAGAAAATCTAGAGGCAATGCAGGAACGCGCATCGGAAATGTCTATGGCTACTGCCGAAGCACAAATCAAGCTTGAAACAGAAGTAGTAGATGCAACCGTACCAAACCGTGCAACAGTTATTGTTGATGACCCAACAGTAATCAGCGAGTCAGAAGACTCAGTTGTAATCCGTGTTATTGAAACTATTGATTCTATGACACTAGGTGCAGGAAACTACTACAGCTTTAAAGCTGGACAGAAGTACAAAGTGTCTCGTCAAGTTGCACAGCATCTTGAGGAAAAAGGTTATCTAGCTGGAGTAATCTAAGCAGTTAACTGATTATCGAGCACTTAATTCGGCGGAGCGGCGGGCATTACTGCCCGCTTCTTCGTTTACATAGTCGTTAAAGGAGTGAATTAAGTGGCCTCAATGGCAGACCTTGTATCAAGAGTTCGTCTTGAACTCGGAGACTTACCTAAAGAATTTACCTTCACCGCTAATGGTGATGGAGTAACAAAAGACTTTTATTTAAATACTAAGCCTGTAGACCCATACTCACTTTATGTTGCGGTGACTGATGATGTGGTCCCAGCTCCCTTTGGTTATAAGTTAGAAAAAGACCAGGGCATTATCCATTTTAAAGACCCTATTATTGTTGGGGCAACTCTTACTGTCCACGGTACTGGTTACCGTTACTTTACTGATTGCGACATTGAGCGTTTTATTAACACTGCCTTAGAGCAGCACTTGCACGAAAGAACAGACAATTTTGGTAGCAAGATGAATCTTAAAATGATTCCAGCAGTTGAGGAATATCCAATTGCTATCCTTGCGACTATCGAAGCCTTGTGGGCTTTAGCTACTGATGCATCCTTTGATATTAATATCACCGCGCCTGATGGCGTAGTGATTCCGCGTTCACAGCGCTATGCACAGCTGACTAACACCATTCAGCAACGCTGGGAACAGTACCGTCAGCTGTGCGCTGCTCTTAATATAGGCCTATGGCGTATACAGGTTGGTACTCTTCGTCGTACTAGCCGTCACACTAATAAGTTTGTACCTATATACAAGGGCCAGGAAATTGATGACGCTAGAAAACCAGAGCGTATGTATCTTCCT